AAAGTTTAATTTTGAGGCAGTCGCTTTACCTCAGTTAAAAAAAGATATGATGTATCGTAAGTTTAAGAACAAGTCTTACACATAACCTGCTTGCTCTAATATCTTACTACATATAGTATATCATGGGTAGTAATTTTAGTCAAGCCATTTGCTCAACTTGTTGTTGATGTGGTCAATATACCAATCATAGTCTAACCAACTCCAATTAATATTAGGGTCATCGTTAGTCACTATTAACCTCTTGCTTGTGTTAGGAAACGCTCGTGTATTTCCTAACTCTTTATGACGTTGGAATATCTCCCAACCCGAATTGACTGCGTACACTCTGTTTACATTTTGTAAGACTTCGCCAGTACTTGTTACTGCCTCATAACCAGATGTACATTTGATTATCATTTGAAAGTCAAGTATATTATCGCACGACTTAACTGTTTGTTCAACTGATATGCTTTTGACTAAGTAGTCAACAATGGCTTGGTCAACTATTCTACGAGAACAGTTACCATAAGGGTTCGTTGAATGATAACGTCCAACATCGCCACCTTTAACTTTAATCTTGTCACCATTAACCATAATGTAATTGTTAATATCTCTTTGGAACATCACGTCAGCCCAATCCACTTCTAACTTGTACTCATAATCTTTCTCCCACTGGTCAAGAACATATTGTAAGTCCTTACCCGTTTCTTGATACGCTACACCGTCAGTATTAACTTGGACAATGATTGCTCCTGCGTTATACAAACGCATTGCTAACTCGTGTATTACTTGTTGTCCCCAGATACATACACTGAGTGCTTCTAATTTGTTATATAAACTACTGTATTGATTACCTAACAATCCATAAGTACTATTGGCTATCAGTTTCAAAGCGTTTGATTTCAGGGTGTTTCCGTCCCTCTTAGCCTGCTTACGTTGTGCTAGTAGTTCTTGATACTTACGTGTGTTTGCTCCTAATGATTTTCGCATTATCATTGTATTAGGGTACATCTGCTCAATGTCTGCTAACTTGACGTTCTCCCATTTGATTTGTGATTTGTTTACTGCGTGTAATCCTCCCCAACCCCACTCAATAACGCAACCATATTGTTCTGTTATAACTTTACCCGTGTACTTACCGTCTTTTTCATACTGCTCGTGACTTCTCCAAAACTCTAGTACTTCATCAGGTGTGACTACGTCATTTCTAATTGATATATCGTGTTTCTTTCTAATAGGTGCTGTAAATATCTTGCTAACGATTGTTGTATTGTTATACTTTATCAAACCTTGTGACAAATTGAAATCGTCTATCAGTTTCTGTTTCAAAGTGAAGTACTCATTACGCATATAAAATACTTCTTTCATAAATCTCGTATCATTCTTACAATATTCTACAATCAACTTGCGTTGTTCGGGTGTCGTTGTTTTAACATTAAAGTCAACGGGTGTTTCGTGAATGTTTCTACCTAAGTTTGCTTGTATCTTTTTCAAACTCGGTTGTGATACATCAATTTGTTTCATAACATCTAATGTAATCAATTGCGTACGTGTGTCTACATCGCCCGAAATAACTTCATCGTTGATTTTCTTGAGGACTTTGATAGGTAGTCCTCGCAAGATTTGATTTAACATATAATCATCATAGAAATGATTGTTGTATGCTACTAACGTTTTGTTTGCAATCAACCTCCTAATTTGTCCTAATGAGAATGGGTATTCGTACAGATATTCTTTGTTGTTTTCATCTATGAATACTATACAAGCATAGTCATTGTATACTTCTATATCATAGAATAAATATTTACCCATTATCCTACCCACGCCCCACAGAACCCGCTAATGATGATTCCTGCGTCGGTGTTGAATCCTTGTTCTAGCGTAAGTATTACTAATAGTTCTGGTGCTAACTCTAATATTTCTAACCAATCTCTACAATCATTGATACTGAATGTGTTTTCTAACTCTACGATGAATGTTGCTCTACTGTACGCTCTACCGTCTACACGAGGAGTGTATCCTCGTGAGAGTTCGTATGCGATGACTCCTTGAGTTGTTTGAGGTTGGGGTTCTTGCACACTGCACCCTACTAAACCGATTGTTAACAATATTGTAAGAATAATCTTTTTCATTTTTATATCTCCTTTATTTTTTAAATTGTATTTTGTCAAAATTCTTTCGTTCTTGATGTGCTTTGTATACTTTCACTTCCTCTGGCGTAGCGAGGTAATAATAACAAGGTCTTTCTTTGGAACCAATTCTATTGATACGACCTTTCGCTTGTTCAAAATCAATATACTTGATAGGCACACTGTTAAAAATAGCAGTGCTAATATGTTTAAAATTGTTCACACCTGAACCGCCACTGTTGGTGTTTGCAATAACAACCTTATCATCATCAGTAATCACGTCCTTTCTCCAACCACAATATATTTTGTGAGGTATTTTAAACTCGTGTAAATATTTTGATATGAATTTAAGTTCGTCAGTATAGTTAACAAATATGAGTGCACTTCCTACTCTTTGTATAATATTTATTATCTGTAATACTTTCCTATCATCTGTATACCCGTCCACATATCCACTCGCTAACTGTAGACGCTTCAACCACAATACACTAGGTGTTGTGATTAGTATTTCCTCTCCGGTTTCTAAATGATTGTATGTTCTATCTTTGACCATTATTCTATCCATTCTATTTGATGTGAAATCAATACGTCTATGAATAGGTTCTAGTTCTTGTTTGAAATACCATACAATGTTGTCGCTTGATAACATTCTTTCTAACTGCTCAGTATTCTTATACTCTTTAAGTACTGTGTAATTACCATTGCGTGCGTTCTCATACACACAGAACGAGTGTTTGTACGTTGTAACATTATTTTTAAATATAGATAATAAGTAAAAAGTAGTATAATAATCTATATATGTATGGTGTTGAGGTGTTCCTGATAGTAATCCAAATCTCATTCCACTATCTTTTGCTTTCTTTAACCACTTCCACCTAGTAGACTTACTAAAGGTTTTAATGTTTTGACTCTCATCTAGCAGAATGAAATCATAATCCTCGTGATTTTCATCAACCATTTTGTTATAAGTTACTACTTTAAAGTTTGCTTTGAGTAGTGCCCCGCAATCCTCGCCCCACTCTTTAAGTTTGTTCTTTCTACATACTACAAGTACCTTGTGTAACTTGTTGTACCCTTGTCGGTTGATTAGGGATAACGCAGTTAACGTTTTCCCCGTACCAACTGACATAAACAACGCCCAATCGTTGTGGTCATATAACTTCTCAATGATTTCTTTTTGATAGTCATATAATTCCATTCTATCTCTCCTTTTTGTTGATAACTTCTCCTACATAGATATACTTCTTGTCAATGTATTCTTTCCATAACGCACTGAATAGTTCATAGTCACCATACGCCACTGTTTTACCGTCACGTAAGGTTTCGGTGGTGACCACACCGAACCCATACGCTCTATACTCTACTACTCCACCTACATTGTCAATCTGTAATCCCTCAATCATTATAAGATACCTCCCGTTAATTTATACATATCTATTGCATACTTTAAAGCACTGATTGCTTTCTTTGACCCGAATATTACGCTGTCTGTAATCTCAGGTGCGTTCATTGCCTCAAATTCTTTAATCTCTTTCTCGTGAAACTCAATCATATTTTCTAAACGAGTTACGAACAGGTCGTTAATCTCTACTTCTGTCGTTTTAATCATTATCATTGAATCAACAGGTACAAACTTACCTGGCGTATATTCTTTTTCTCCCGTGTAGTAAATTTCTACTAATTTTAAATCATCTCTTACCCACGTAGAACCAAACTCTACTGTTTCTACTTTTAAATTGTTAAATCTTTCCTCTAATAATTCTACTGCTTTCTTTTTGCTAAAACTCATTTCTTAATCCTCCTAAATTGTTTTCATATTCTTTTGTTCTCTCTAATTGTATACTATCCTCAACCCAAACGCAAACCTTTTGCTCACGCAACTTGCGATGATAGGCTGATTGTAACTTCGTTGGCGTTTTACCAGGTGCTTTAACTTCTATCGCACAGAAATTACCACGTATACATACTAACACATCTGGGATACCTTTGTCAACTACACCATTTGGTAGTATGACAAAGTATCCTTGTGATTTTAAATACTTGACTAACTCATTTTGAATTTTTTTCTCTAGCATTAAATCAACCTCCTCTTATATCTTAACACTCTTGTTTGCTCTCCGTCAAGTGTTGTGTTTCTAAACTCAAACTCTGTGTTCTGTCTTATGTGACTTCTAAAACCTCGTGGTGTTAGATAGAATACTTTAAACTCTGCTGTCTGCATATAAGCGTGGTACACGTCATCTCCCCTTTCACCCTCGTATTTTCTTAAGTTACTCTCGTTAAAGAACCCGTCCTCTGCATATGTGAAATCTTTCTTAGGTCTTAGTACCATTATGATTTCGTCATTGATACGTGCGTTTCTAAACTCATACTCTGTAGTGAGGCTTGTTTGTTTAATTAATTCCTTTTGACTGAATGGATATGCGTATCCATTTGTTGAGCACCAATTTAAATAATCCTCATAACACGTGGCTACGTCTTGATTATTTAGATATTCTACGCTCTCTTGTAAGAATTGATGTACGTTTGATACATCGTTCTTGAAATCCTCTAACTCGTTCTCGCTCTCCTCTGCTTCAGTAAATGCTTTACGTTCTACTAACTGAGGATACACACCTACTGCTAAATTGATTAGGGTTTGTATTGCTTGTTCTGTTGATACCTTATCCATAACGTAAGGGTCGTAATCGTGGTCGCTCTTGGTAAACTTGGCGTTGAATGGTATGATTACCCAACGTCTAATCGTTCCATATGATTTGTCTTTGGTCTTTGGCATTTCATTTGCTCCAAAGATTAACTTAGTATTGATTGTTACGCTGATAGTATCGGCGTATAGTTTCTTAATTGACACGGGCATTCCGGCAACGATAGATTTAAACGCGTCGTTCATAGGCATTTTATTTCCCATATCATCTACAGTGTTAACAGGTTTCCCAAACATACTATACAATGCGTTTTGATTAGTAAATGCTGATAGTGGTACTGTTGAATATGATTTGAATAATTGTTGTATCATATGCATTATGACTGACTTTCCATTTGACCCCTCCCCTATTAACATAAAGCATTTTTGCATATAGTTTCCGCTTGTCATTGAATACGCCACCATTTCAAGTAGTAATGTTACTAACTCACTATCACCTAGTGTTACTTTATCTAGTACTTTTAGTACATTATCATCATAAGGTAGGTCGGGCTCGTAATTGTGAGGTATTACTTGTGTAATAAAGTATTTATTGTCTACCGGTCTAACATCTCCAGTATCCATATCCAACATACAATTGTTAAATACTACTGTATGATTACCTAGAGGTAATTTAGAACCATACTCTTCTAGTTTTAACATTACTAACAATCTAATCTTAGCGATGACTTCTTGTCTGTTTGCTGTTGATAGGTTTGAGAAATTCCTAAACACTTCACGTTCCAAGTACCCTTGATAACTATGTTCGTACTTCGTACCATTCCATATGTATAGGTTATCGCTATCATCTATATGATACTCATACATTTCTAACATCTGCATAGCCATTGCTTCTGTTGTTAGTTTGCCTCCCTCTTTCTCAACTTCAATCATATCTAAGAACTCATTGTTGATTGTCATAAGTTCTATATCTCTTATGTCTACGTTGGAAGCCATAACGTATGTATTTAAAAACACATACATATCATATATTTCTTTAGGTGTCAATCCTTTTGCTTTGTACTTCGTGACCCAACTTAACATAAAGTTGTGTCTATCTCCTTTTTCTACTTTAGAGAAATCGGGCTGTTCTTTACTAAACTTGAATGGTGATAACCATTTAGGGATATGGTCTAAAGGTGGGACCTTTTCGCTTATCCACGTCCTCCATATGTTATTACGTTTGACGACTACCATACTATTTTTACCGTGACTTCTAATATCTATCACAATACCGCACGCTGTAGTAAAGTTAGTCACGTTGTTTTGCTGTTCGTCCTCAAACCAAAAGTGATAACCTTTGTCTGTTTCCATAATAGTACTCGTTATGTTTTCTAACTCTAGCCATTTGATTAGTTTTAATCCTTGTTGTTTATCGTCCACATCTACGACTACATAAGGAGCCTCTACCTTGACTGCTAGGTCAGTATACATATCCGGGTCATCTGTGATAATCGTATCAAATCCATACTTAGGGCGTTTTTCACCCGGTATTAATTCTATAAATTTTTTATCTGCTATGAAAAATGGTACCATTTTAATACTTCCTCCTAAATAATTCGCAATGTATTTTAGTTAGATACTTTCTTATAAGTTTTAACTTATATTTCTTATGTGTTTTCATCTCTACGTTCTCAATCTGTGCGTCTAAAAACATCAATGTTTTCATAACCTCCCTATCACACGTAATGTCTGTGTTAGTTATACGATTAACTAAGTTAATCATTTCCTTTTGTTTATAGTGAGAGCAGTTGAGATTGTCAACTGCTTCACTATATTTTATTAGATATATCTTATACATCTACATATTCCAGTCTTGAATCTTCCGCGAAAAACATATCATCAATGCGTACTTCCATTAGTTCAATTGCACTATCTACTTGTGATAACTCCTCTAG